ATCATGTCTTGGACCCAGCTGGTGCAAGGAACTTCTCTTGCATATGGGCTGCTGTAAACGACGAAGGGGACGTTTATATTATGCGAGAATGGCCAGACAGGGATACGTACGGAGAATGGGCGATATTTGGTGATCCTAAGTGGAAATATGGCCCTGCTTCAAAGAAGATCGGGCTGGATGTTGCATCGTACGTGGATTTGTTTGAGGACATTGAGCAGGAAATGAATATACATGTCTGCGAGAGGGTTGGGGACAGTCGTTATTTTGCAAGGGAGAATGAGAACAACGAGGACCTTTTCACAGTATTCTCTGACAACGGTATGGATTTTATACCCAGCAGCGGGGTAAACGAGGACACAGGCATCAACGCCTTGGACGAGTGGTTCGCGTACAACCCGAACCTCCCCATAGATGCAGCTAATAAGCCCAGATGCTACATACATGCTAGATGCGGGAACCTGATTGATAGTCTTATCAATTACAACTCAGAGGGCAAGTCGGATGAAGCCCTGAAGGACTTTTTTGATTGCATACGCTATCTGCGTATGATTAACTCTGGGGATGGCCCAGATCACTATAACCCAAGGTTCTTTGACCGAGGAAATAAAGGAGGATACTAATGCCAAAAGTAAAACTAGTTAAAATAGCAGAAGAAAACGGGGTTGAATTCGAAGAGGCCCTCAACGTAGCGAAGAACTCATTGCCAGCAGAAATGCTCACTGGTAAAGGTAAAGCGACTTGGGTAAGCGAAGAAGGTCAAGAGCTGCTTGCTGCAGCAATTGATGTCCCTGAGTTGCACCCTAAGCAATACAAGGGTACTGTAGTTAGGTTAGCACCGAACCCGTCGTACGTGTACGCAAACGTAGAGGAATTGGGTAGAGTGATTCCTTGTGTTGTACCAAGAAAATTTCAAAGCAGGATGCTGAAGAAGTCCATTACGATAGAAGAAATAAAGGACGCAAGTGGAAGTACCTTTAGGCAAGTAAAACAAAATATATTCTGAGATGCTAGAAACAGATACAGAGATTCAACCAGAGGATGACATTACGCTGAACCGCGAATGGGTTCACGCTAATGCTGAAAGGTTGATAAATTGGGAATACTTCAGGAGATGCATGACTTTAGATTATGATGAAATCCCGTCACAGAAATTGTGTGATATGATAGGTATGCCCAAGAACTACGTATTTAAAGTTATAAAGAGAGCCAAAAAAGCATGCATACAGAAGCATCTGAATCCCTAACATATTATAGCAAGACCCCTGACATCAATGTATTGAGAAATGCATATGATCAGACCGTGCTGGACCTTGAATCATATTTTGATCAGTGCAGAAATGCCTATGAAGATAGAAGAAACATTTGGCCTGGTAAAAGCAGAGATTTAAGGAAGCATGGCTCCGACGCATTTCCCTGGGAGGGAGCTAGTGACATGGAGGCTCATGTCATTGAGGAAAGAATAACTAGACTTGTAGCGCTACTGGTCTCCAGTCTGAAGAAGGCCAACGTAAGAGCATTCCCAACCGAAGGGACAGACGCCGAGCGGGCTAAGATTGTATCTAGTTTCATGAAGTGGATGATCAGTAGTGGCTACATTCCTAGATTCTTCCGTGAAATGGAACTAGGGGCTAACTACCTACTGGAGCGTGGAATTATGATCACGTACGTAGGTTGGATGATCGAGGACCGCAGAATCATTCAAAAGCTGAACCTTGAGCAAATCGTTGAGTCCGTACCAGAGATCGGGGTAATGCTGGATGAAGGTAAAGATGAAGAAATCATGGTAATGCTTCAAGCAGCTTACGATGGCGTCACTGACAAGAGGGCAAAGAAGGCGATCAATGAACTGCGCAAGTTTGGCACAGCAGAGATTCCAGCAGTAAAAAGAAGCGTCGATGCCCCTGAATTAAAAACACTTTCTCCAGATGGAGATTTCTTTTTCCCCTCGTACGTGACTGATCCTCAGAGAAGTCCGTATTGCTTCTGGAGAACTTACTACACCCCACAAGAGCTGCAAAACAAGGTAATAACTGACGACTGGGATGAAGACTTCGTAAGTAAAGTGATCGAGGATTACAGCGGTGTAAATACCGATAACTTCGACAATGAGCAAGAGTCCAGAAGGGGAAGCATGTTCAGGGATAGCAGTTACGAAAGCAACGATCTAGTTGAGATTGTGCACTGCTACCAAAGACTAGTTGACGAAGAAGATGGAGCTGAAGGTATCTACAGAACTATCTTCCACAGGGAGTACACTTCCTTAACCGAAAGGGACTACGCTAAGTTTGAATTGATGAACGGGTACGATGATTACCCGATTGTAGTCACTAGACTTTCAGAGGAAAGCAAGCGCCTGTACGATACTACTACTATTCCAGATTTGCTTCGCGGCATTCAGAACCAAGTAAAGGTGGAGAGAGACTCCAGAATCGACAGAAACAGTCTATGCACCCTTCCCCCTATTATGCACCCCGTCAACCAGCCTCCGCTGGACTGGGGCCCTGGTAGAAACATTCCCCGTAGACGCAAGGACGACTACGAGTTCGCGGACACTCCAGATGCAGTTTCACTAGAGGGAAGCATCGAGATGGAGAAGACTCAACTTGCCCAAGCAGATAGACTTCTTGGACTAGATGAAGATAGCGAGATCTCAGGCGTACGTAAGCAATTCTTAGTTGATAAGTACCTAGGGCATGCAGCAGAGGTAATGCGTATGTGCTTCACCTGCTTCCAGCGCTTCGGCCCTGACTACGTGTTCTTTAGGGTTACTGGTGTACCAGACCCTCAAGAGTTCAGTAAGGGTGACCCCAGCGAGAACTTCGATATTACTATTTCATACGATAGCATCAATAATGATCCAGAGACCCAAGAGGCCAAGCTCAAGCAGCTAGTTGAATTGGTACAATTGGATAGGAATGGTAGAATCAATGTTGATAACTTGCTCGTTGCTTACGCAAGTAGCATTGATCCGATCCTTGCTGACGTTATCCTTCAGGACACTGATACATCCTCAAAGGATGTCCAAAAGGACATCATTGATGACCTCAGTAAGATTTCAGCTGGTATTGAAATGCCAGCCCGTCCAAACGGCGGATCCGCAGCAATGCCTATTATTCAGAACTACGTACAGCAGCCTGACATTGCTCAAAGAATGCAAACTGATCAGGCCTTCGGCCAAAGAATGCAGAAGTACATGCAGCAGTACACATTCCAGCAGCAGCAACAGGTCAATGGCTCCGAATACGGCAAGCTAGGAACTAGAGCAGCTTCTATGGGAGAAGTACAGACTCAATCCATTGAGCAGTAATATGACGCTACAGGACAATTTAAACATGCTGCACAATCATGAAGCTTTTGCTGAATTGGTTGAAGAGATAGCAAGAATAAGAGAAGAGTGCATTTCTGAAATGCATTCAGCCGACATAGAAAAATTAAGTCAAATTTCTGGAAGAATCTTGGCGTACGATGAAATAACTTCTCTTTGCGGCTGGGAATCTCTCAAAAAAAGATTCCCCGCTCGATAAGAAAAACAGTATGCTATAATGGAAACATCGCCATCGCTGGCGTAAAAAGCGTATATTATGAGTGAAGTCAATGAAACGGCATCCGCTGCTGCCGAAACAGAGCAAGCGTCAAACATGTCACCGTCAGATTTTATCAACAGAAGGTTAGCCCAAGCTACTGCAGAAGCCCCAGAAGTTGAAGAAGTCGAAGATCAAACAGAAGTTCAGGATTCAACCGAAGAGCAAGAGCAGGAAACTGCAGTAAGCGACGAAGAAGCCGCCGAAGACGAGTTCACGGATGAAGAAGGAGCCGAAGATGATTCAGGGGACAAGGAACACGTTCTTTCTCAAATCGAATTAGATGATATGACCGATGAAGAGCTTCGTGAGCTTTCCGATAAACTCGGAAGCAGAGCGGTTGCTAGATTCGGTGAACTGACGGCTAAGCGAAAATCAGCAGAAGCTGAATTAGCAAAGCTAAAGTCTGAAATGGGCAGTCAGTTACAACCAGAGGTAAAAGAATCCGATAACCCTTACAGGGGCATTGATTCAATTGAATCGCTACAAAAAACGGCGACAGAAGTTGAGCAAGTCATTGAATGGGCGGAGGAACTTATTTTTGATAGTGACGGATATAGTGCAGATGACGTAGTTACTGAAGTTGAGGGCAATGAATTGACCAAATCTGAAGTAAGGAAGCATCTTCAAAATGCCAGAAAGGCACAGAAGAAATTCATCCCAGCTCAATTGAAGAGCCTTCAAAAGCGTGAAAATGCAGTAGCCGCCAAAGCGCAGTTAATGCAACAGGCAGAGAAGGAGCTAAGTTGGATGCAGGATGAAAATGAAGTAAGCGAGAAGTACAAGCTAATGCTTGAAGACCCAAGGCTGCAGAACCTAGATAAGTTCGACGCTGAAGTTGCTGCTCAATTACCTTACCTTCTTGCTCATGCTGCTAACAGCATGTACGGCAGACAACCAGTTGCGGTTAAGGGTAAGTCAAAGTCAACTAGACTTACTCCACCATCTGGGACTCCTGGATCAGCAAGGTCAGATAAAAAAATATCAAAAGGCATTAAGAATCTTCAAAATGCTGCTAATACGTTTAAAGGAAGCGGTAAAAAAGATGACTTCATCAGAATGAGAACCCTTCAATTAACACAATAATAAATTCAATAAATAAATATCATGGCAGACAATAACGCTAACTTCACAAACACATACAGCCCAACTCCACACGTAACAGCTGGACAGGGTTCATCCGTATCCAACAGAGAGGATCTCCTCGACGTTCTAACTATTCTCGCTCCAGAGGAAACACCTGTCCTCTCTTCTTCCCCTAAGAAGAAGGCTAACTCGACTTACGTTGAGTGGACAATCGATTCTATTGATGCAGTCAACACAGACGGCATTGGAGAAGGTGATGACGTAACTGCATTCACCAATAAGTTCACAAAAAGAGCTAGAATTGGTAACTACGTTCAAAAGTTCCGCCGCGACTACATGGTTTCTGATCTTCAGGAAGCAGTTGATTCGGTTGGACCTGCTAAGGTTGCACAAGCTGAAGCTAAAGCGATCCGCGAACTAAAGCGCGACGTAGAAGCTACCCTTATTTCCGACAAGGATCTTTCGGTTGAAAATGGCACCACTAACTATGGTCTTCGCGGACTTGGCTCTTGGATCAGCGACACTGCGCAATCGACGAACCCAGTTCCTGATGATTACCTTACACCAGCTGAAAGTATTCATGCAACAGGTGAATTCACCGAGAGCGTACTGAACGACTTGATCACAAGCATCTACAGAAAAACTGGTAGCACTGAGAGCTTGACTCTTGTTGCTGACACAGCTCTTAGACGTAAGATCACTGACTTCGCTCGCTATGCTCCTGACGTAGCTTCAAGCAGCGCCATCAGAAATGTTAACTACCAAGGTGGCAGCGCTGAGATCAAACTCTCCGTAGAGCTCTACCAAAGTGACCATGGCATCGTGTCCATCGTAAACATGAACCCTGACTGCGCTCCTGACACAACAAACAAGGACACAGGCTTCTTGATCAACCCTGAGTACTTCGGTATCGCTGAGCTTATCCCAATGGGATCGACTCGCCTACCTAACCTTGGTGGTGGCGAAAGAGGTTACGTGGACTGCGCATTGACATCAATGGTCTATCAGCCACAAGCGCACGGTAAGATCACTGCCGTATCTGCTTAGTCTTAATTCTGGCTGGGGGGCGAAAGCCCCCCTGCCTTTTTTTCAAATTAACAATAATATAAAATATGGCTTACTCAGATTATGATACACCAGGTGAAGTTCTAACTAGCGGATACACCGCAACTGGAACCGAAATCACAATGACAATTGGTACTGGCGGTTTACTACCAGAGGTATCAAGCGCAGAAGCAGATGCTGCTACTGGCGACTTTCGCAAATTAATGTACGGAACAATTGAAGGTCTTTATTCTAATTATGCCGCTGTACCCCAAGGGGACAGAGCGTCCAAAATGACAATCAATCGAAGCACATCGGAGGATACTCAAACTGGTGGATTCACTAGAACCTACAATATTCAGTTCAAACTAGATGCAACTGGTTTCGAGGTTGCTCCCGAAGTTTAAATTGTAATATATCATCACTGGGGTGTTCAGGCACCCCTTCCCTTTTTTATGGAAATAATTACCAAAGTACCAACCTATTCCGATGGAGAGGTTGATCGTGAATTCATGCGAGAAATCAAAAATGGATTCAATCTTGAACAAGCCGATGAAAAGCGACGCACTAGCATTGCTGCCAAAGAGGCAGAAGCGCTAAGAGGTAAGACTCACCCAGTATTGGGTAAGTGCGTAGCAACCATTCCAGCTAGAGATTTTTTTAGACTGACCGCAAAATACGGGCACGACCAAGTTCACTCAAAGGAGTTCCTTAAGTACTACAATAAGAAATTCCCCAGCATGTCACCAAACAAGATTTAAAATAATGTCACTTGATACAAGAACATACGCCGAATTACTTTCTCAGATTAAAGCAAAATTTGGGGTAAGTGGTCTTAGTGAAAGTGAAGAGGCAATGGTCCTGCCGCTTGTTAATGCTCGTTCGTACGAGGCTTATCAAGGAAGTCAGAACTGGCCTAGATACTTAGTGTCTGGGCAACCTAGAAGTGTAAACGCTCGACAGGTAATATCCAGAACGCAAGACGGACTGCAAGTATCTGGAGCTGGAACAGAGGGAGTCAATGGACTGTACGAAGTTATCGGGACCTACAATGGTTCTCCAGCTTACTCCTTGGTCGAGTACTCACCAAGTTACTATCTTAGGAGTGACGCTATCAGTTTCTTCATTAGACCAGGCGGTGGAAGATACTTGGCTCCTGGCAGTAACATATACGCCATAAGAAAAAACGCATCTGGCTTTTGGGAGTTCATTGACGGAACTTCATTTGACGACACAGAAGCTACAGTACTTTACTCTAACCTGAACGGGGAAATGCCGTACGATGGAATGTGGGGTCAAGTTGATGGGCTACTTCCAACTCCACTTGTGTTTGACCTGTACGACATCTCCGAGTTCCTTAGAATTCACCAAAGACCTTCATTCGTGAACCTGTCCAGTGCTGAGTTTGACTTTTACGTCACTCAGGAGGGCGCTCACTTGATGAACACGCAACCATCTGGGACTAAGGTCGCATATGTAACCTACAAAAAGGACTTCAAGGAGTTCACTGCTTTGTCAGATGATATTCCTAGGGAATGGTTCTACTTCATCGCTGGCACCGTTTATTCTGATTTGCTGAGAATGCAAGGCAGAACCGAGCAAGCTCAACTTGAGCAGGATCTAGCCCAGAACTACATCAGCAATGAAATGGAGCGCGTGAACAATTTGAACAACTCTAATTTAATTCGTAGGTTCAGTACGCACCTTTCGAGACAAAAACGATAAAACTAATCTGATATAATATAACAATGGCATCATCAAGAAACAACACATTAGAATTCTCCAGCGGTGGATCAACAGTTCTTGGAGCTTTAGACTCAAAGACTGGTAGAATTGGAGCAATTCAGGTAGTAATCGAAACTACCTTTGCTACACTTACTGCGGATAACGTAGACCAATCACTGCAGGCACTCACTGGTGTAGCGATCCCAGCTGGAACCGTCCTGTACGGTGAATTCAGTTCCGTAGCCGTAACAACTGGCCTAGCAATCTGCCACAGATACTAATTAGCTATCATGGATCTCAGTTTATCAAATGGTCTAAGACCTAGAGTTTAAGCACTGCCCAATTATGCCAAATAAAGTAGTATCATCCGATATAGATACACTGCTCCTGAAGCAAACCAAGGAGGAGGCTGCTGCATTCCTTGGACTTGAGGACGTAGCCGCAGTCTGGGGTCAAGTTACTGGGACGCTAAGCAATCAGACTGACTTGCAAAATGCATTGGATGCCAATGCGAGTGGTGTTGCAACTAATGCGAGCAGCATTACTACGAATGCAACAGGCATTGCTACGAATGCAACGGCTATTACTACTGAAACAGATCGTGCGCTTGCTGCTGAAGCATTGCTAGCTCCCATTGATGATGCTACATTTACTGGGACAACTACAATTCCCTCTGCTGATATCACGACTGCGAACTTTAATGCGGGTGCGATTGATGGTGGAGAAGTAAGTTGGAACGGTCAAGAAAAGACACTGAACCTTGTTACTGGAGCGGACACAACCATTCAAGTTGGTCAAGAAACTGTGATGTATTGCCGAAACAAAACTGGTGCTGACATTCTCAATGGGCAAGTTGTTAAGATTGTTGGCGCACAGGGTAACACTCCAAACATTGAATTGGCAATTGCATCAACTGCTGAAGAAGCTCACCAAACAGTAGGCGTTGCCACTCAAACAATTTTAGGAAACAATGGCGCAGGCTTTATCACTTTAGTGGGTAAGGTTCGCG